TTATAAAAAAATGATAGTAGGATTCTTATTTTCATCAATAACTATAGTATCTATAATACTAGTCCATAAAGTTCTTTTTTCTTGGTCATTTAAATCAGCATATATTTCTTCAAAATTAATTTCTAAAAAACTTTTAATTGCTTGTAGATTTATTATAGAATTTTTTTCCTCACTCTTATTTTTTTCTAATTCAATCAATTGTGTATTAAGCTTTTGATACTTAAGTTTGTAATTTTCTTTATCTATTAAGTCATCAAAATATAAATCTTGAAGTTTGTTTATTTGTTTTTTTATCTTATCTTGGAGTTGTTTATTATTATTTTTGCTTTTAGGTTTTGTATTATTAGATTCATGTCTAAATGCAATTTCTTCTAATTGTTTTCTTACGTTTTTCAATAAAAAAATCTCAAGTTTTTTTTCTGATAATCTCTTTGTATTGTCACATTTTTTTGTAGTCTGAGATATGTGACATCTATAATACTTATATATTCTTTTATCCGTGCTTAAAGAATATGTACCACTCATTTTACGCCCACATTTACATATTACCATACCAGAGAAAATATATTGCATACCTAAATTGTTAAGAAATTTGTTATTATAAACTTTAGCATTTTTTGATAAAAGCTTTTGAACAGTTTCAAACTGTTCTGGACTTATAATTGCATCACAAAAATTTTCTACAACGAAATCGTTGCGAATGTATATTCCTGTATATATGTTATCTCTTAATAGTTTGTAAACAAAATTATAAGAAAAATTAGCATTGAAAGAGTTGTTTATATGTTGTAAAACTTTTATCATAGAAGTTAATTTTTCATAAGAAATAAAACATTCTCTTACTATTTCAGCTTTTTCCTCATCAATTACTAAGTGTTTATCAACAATCTTATATCCGAAAGGAGTACTTCCACTGATAACTTCACCACGTCTAATTTTATTATTAAAAACAAACTTTATTCTTTCACTTGTTTGTGAAGCTTCATTCTCAGCAACAGATAGCATAATATTTATATGTAATCTACCAGCCGCAGTACCAGAGTCGTAGTCTTCTAAAATTGTTTTCCAATCACATTTATGTTTTTCTAAAATTTCAATTATTTTATAAAAGTTTTTAACACCTCTACTAAATCTATCAATTTTAGTTAATAAAATCAAATCAATTTTATTTTCTTTTATATCTTCAAGCATACGTTGTAAGCTAGGTCTTTTTAAGTTTGTTGCAGAATAACCTTCATCTATGTATTTATCTACTATAATAAAATTATTATCTTTTGCGTATTGTTCTAAAGCTTCTGTTTGTGTTCTAATACTATCTCCATGCAATACTTGTTCTTCTGTACTAACACGTATATAAAGAGCAACACGTTTTATTTTATCCATTATAAAACCCTCCCAACTTATGTCTAGTGCCTAGTATAAATTCACTAGGCACAATTAAATAGAATTAATTAATTAATATTAAGTTTATTTTTCAAAGCTTCTTGCAATAACTGAGAAAAATTTATATTATTTTTTTCAGCTTCTTTATTTAGCCACGAAGGTATAGATAAAGTTTTTTTAATTGACTTACTATCATATTCTTTTATTGTTTCTTTTAAATTAACTTTTACCAATATAGCAGTTTGATTTTCTTTAGTACTAATATTATTTAGTTGCGTAGGTTTTGGAATTTCTAAACCATCTGAATATAAATCAAATAATTCCAGTTTTAAAGCATCCTCTGCCATAAGGAAAGCTTTTTCTAAGTTATCACCACAAGTTATTATATTTGAAAAATCATAAAAATTAACTTCATAGTCACCTTTATCATGTTTTGCTATAACTGCTGGAAATATATATTCATTTTTATACATATTTTCACCGCCTTTATAAAATTAGTTACAAATATTAATTTTCTTCATAATAATCATGAGATTTTGCAAAACTTATAGCATCCAATACTTTTTGTTCTATATTGTAATATCTAGCTACATTAAGTACCTCATTATAATGTTCTTTTTCATTCTCATTATAGAAAATGTAATAGTCTAGAGCTTCTTGAATAAAACTATACTCGCTATCATACCTTATCATATCACAAATTGTTCTTGCAGGATTTGTTATCCAAACACCTTTTCTAACTTCTTCTACATAAGATAAATCTAACTTTTTAACAGGATACACTGTAAAATAATCTGTATCAATCTCTTTATCTATAAAAGCAGATTGAGCTATTATATGATTGTCTGGAAAATTAGTTATTCCTAATAAGCTTCCTGCATATTCTCCACATAGCACAACATTATTGAAAGAGTTTCTTATTACTCCTGTAAAGTCCACCTATCATTCCTCCAAACATAATTTTTATTTGATTTTGATGCTATAAAAGTGTGTATTGGAACTATAAAATTGCTTACTCTTTTATAAACAGTTGCAAACTCAGGCTTAGATTCAATACCTCTTAATCTATTATATCCATGCTCTAAAGTATTAAAATTCTCTAATTGGAACATGTACATTTTTTCTGGTATATTTTTATATTTATCTATATACAATCTTACTAAATCATTGCTATTATAACCTTTTAAATAGCTTAATGAATATATATCAAATAAATCTTTTAACCTTCTATTAATTTGTTTACTCTCACAAGCATGTATTTTGTCAACCAATATTAATTCTGGTGTATATCCATTAATTGTAACTAATCCACCTAGTGAATATTTCTCTGAGTCTAAAGTAGACCACTTAAAATTCACATCTATACTGAATCTGGTTATTAATTCAGCAGCTCTATAAACACCTATGGTTACACTTTCATTTTTAGTAGTTTCACTTGTTGTTATTTCTTTTATAACTTTATATATTACTTCAAATCTACTATACTGAGAGCAAGATATTATATCTTTTTTGAAATTAATCCATTTATTATAATCAGTTCCGTGTATATCTATATCTTTTGTTAATCTTCTATTCCCATAATTATATTTTTTAAAAGCACATAATAATGTTATTCCACCTTTAAAAATCATATCATTAAAACTATTGCTATGACTCATACAGTAGATAAAGTCCTCTATATAATCTAGTGTGCTATTATTATCATGAAAATTGTTACTATTACTCCACTTATTATTAATCAACAGTATCATTTCCTCCTTTCTCTAACTATATTTATATTATAACAAAAATATCAATACGTATCAATACGTATTAACAAGTAACTTTTTGAGAAAATCTTTTTCTTATTTCTTTGATTATAAACTCTAAAGTCTTATTTTCAACGGGTTTAAGAGTTTTGTTTGTTTTTAGATTTTCTATTTCTACGATATTTTTTCTTATGTCAATAAATGTAATTTTCATGTTATAGTCTTCTCCAAAAACTTTGATTAAATTTTTTTGACTATCCCAACTATAATCATTATTACTTAGAAATAAGAATACATTCTCGAATGAAGGAAAATCTTTTCTGTATTTTAATGCCCAATCTAAAGGGTAGTCTTTACAATTTGCTTCAAAATCAAAATCGATAGAATTAATTAAAATCTCATTATTGACTTCTTTAAGTAAAGTATCAGATTCTTGTAATTTTTTGAATATTTTTAAACATGTTTTTGCATCCTCTAAGGAATTATGATGATTAAATTCTATGTTATATTTTTTTGCAAGAGTAGATAGTTTATAGTTTTCTAAATCAGGTAATAAATCCTTTGCTAACTTTAAAGTATCATAAGACATTTTATTGAATTTTTCAGCGAATTTAGGTATATCCATATTATATCTTTCACATTCCTGTCTTATACAAGCTAATTCCATGCTTCTTAGATTGTGTGCTATCACTAATGTAGATGGAGTTATATATTCTTCAACAATACTCCAAGCTTCATCCCATTTAGGAGCGTTAGAAACATCTTCTGGGGTAATACCGTGTATTTTAATATTGGTTTTTGAAAATTCTGAATTAGGGTTAACTAAGATTTCTTTTTCTATCAAAATCTCATTATCTTCTTCAACTACAAAGCCAATACTACAAACAGAACATCTTTTTGAATTTGCAGTTTCAAAATCTATAGATAAGATTCTAGTATGGTTTTTGCTGTCTATTTCAGCGATAGAAAGGTTTTCTTCCAAAAAGATATAGTTTTCTGTTTTATGTTCTAAACTATATTCACTCATGCTGTATTCTAAATTGAAAAAATTATCATTGTTGTAAAATTTAATTCTATCATAAATATTTACAAAATGTTTTGTCATTACTTCATTTTTAGTTAAATTTGTATTCATGGCTTTATTAAAACCTTTTGTTATTGCAGTATGTAATACGTTTTTTGGAATATTCATTTTAGCATTAGAAAGTGTTAGAATTATGCCTTTTCTTGCTCCAGTAGATAAATGTACAATTAACATATTATTTTACCTCGACTTTATTATATATTTTGTTTACAAATAGTAACATGTATATTTTACTTTTTTCATACTATACATGTCAAATATAAACAACATATTACAGAAAAATGAATGATATGTAAAAAACTAAGTACATTTTTTCTTATATTTTAAGTGATTTTTTATAAACCTATGGAATTGTTTTTTTATCAAATTTTCTAAATTAGTCATATAATTTGAAAGTTTTATTTTTTTTAGATAATGACTTTGTATTAAAGCTGTCTTTTTATTAACTCCACATATATACATAATTTCATAAATATTTGTAATATCACAATATAGTAATACTATATCTGGACACAATAAATATTGTGTGAAAATGTCTGCTTCTAATTCGAATAATCTATTTCTAGAATTTAATTTCACAATACTTGTTTTTTTAGTATGACCTAGTACTATATGAGCTATTTCGTGGGTAAGTGTCCAATGTACAGAGTAAAAAGAGTAGTCACTATTATAACAAATTATATGCTTATTATCTTTTTTGCTCCAAAAAGCAAAGCCTTGACAGTCATATTTTTCTATTATAAAATCAATATTTTTTTTTATTACTTTCGAGAATTCTACATATGTATAAACCTTGAAGTCATCACAATCACTGATGATTTCAAGGGGGCAAATAGGGTAAAGTATTTATTTTTTTGTCTAAGATAAATTTATATGCTAGTTTTTTTAAATAATTTTGCAATCTCTATTAACCAACTCGCATTATTAAAATAATTATTTTTTTAAATCATCATCTGCTGAATCATATAAGTCAACTAAATCATCAAAGTTTTCTATATCTCCATTTCGGGCAACGAAAGATGTTACATTCTTTTCTATATAGTTGTTTCTGTAATCAATATATAATTCTTCTGATTTATCATTTTGCAATAAATTTCTAATAAATATTGAATCAACAATTTGATTGATAATTTCTTTTTCTGATGATGATAATATTCTATATTTTTTTAATAAAACTTTTTCGTCTTTAGATAAAAAATTAGATTCATTTGATGGTTTAGTGCTTTTGTTTTCTATTCCCTTAGTAATCCAAGTTGGGTCAACATTAAGAGCTTTTGCAATTGATTCTAAAACAGGTAATTTTAACTGACTTATTTCTCCTTTTTCATATCTTTGTATAGTAGAAGTTGCAACGCCTACACGGTCAGCTACATCTTTTAATGTTAGTCCTATATTTTCTCTAGTCTCTTTTATCCTTTTACCAATTTTTTTATTTTCATCCAATATAAAGACCTCCTATCTTATAAAAAATATTATACATGGAAAAATTGCAAAGTGCAATGGTATATATCATAAACGAAAAAATAAATTGCGTAATGCTATTGACAGAGGAAAAAATTGGTGATACCATAAAAATATAAAATTGCATAATGCAAATAAGGGGGATGATAAGAATGATTAATACAATGAAGATAAAAAGTAGAATGGTTGAACTTGGTCTAACACAAAGAGATATTGCTATACATTTGAAATTAGCACCTTGCACGGTAAGTATGAAGATTAATAATACTAGACCAATGACTTTAGAAGAGGCAAATAAATTGGTAGGAGTTTTAAAATTAAATGAAAATCAATTTGGGGAATATTTTTTTAAACAATAAATTGCATTATGCAAAAGAGTTTAATATGAAGAACTTAAAAATGAATTGAACTCATTTTCTGACTTGATAAAACCTAGATAAGGAGTGATAAAAACATGAATGATTTAGATATAGAAATAAAAATAAATGAATTAGAAAAGTATGGTTACTTTAGAGTATATAAAGATTACATATTACAAAATGCAAATAAAGAAAGTGCTTTATATAGAAAACATGTTAAAGAGTCTCAAAATGAAAATTTAAAAAAAGAACTTTTAATTGCGATAAAGTGTGAAGGAAATATTTATTTTTATTCAAGAGAATTTATAGAAAAGAATAGTGTTATTGAAATACTAGAAAGTACTAAAAATCACTTTGTAAAATAAGTTAATAACACTATTTAATACATAATTAAAATAAAAAATGGGGGAATACATATGTCAAAACCATATGAAAAAGTTGAATTTAAAGGCGAAATGAATATGGATTACTTTTGTAAAGGATTGGCAAGAGCGAAAGAAATGATGATAAAAAGACTTTTTGATGTAGATTTAGAAATAAAGTGTACATACAGAAAGAAAACACAAGAAGAAATGAAAGCTGAAAAAGATAAGAAGTTAGAAAAAGAAGTAATTTAATTGGAATTTTAAAATTGCATAAATAAAATAATTGCATAGGGATAATACAGTATCTGAGGTGATAAAAATGAAACTACAAAAAGACACTAGTGAAAAAATTACAAGAGATTTAGAATTAAAAATACTCGCAAATAAAGAGGAAAATAGTTTTTTGAATTTTTGCAAGTTGAAAGAGTTGTCTAATAAAGATATAAAATTCATTTTAGAGAATGTTTACATAAAGAAGTATATAAGAAAATCAATTTTAAAAAAAGAATATGTCATAAAGGTTAAAAGTATTACTTTGAAAAAAAATGATAAGCTCTTAATCTTTTGTAAAGATAAGAACTTATCAAAAGAAGATATATTATTTATATTACAAAATATTATTTTACATAAAGAATTTATAAATATCATGAAGAAAAAAGATGAATATGAAATAAAAATTGCTATATTAATGTCAATATTAGGTATTATATTAAGCCTAATATCTTTAATCTTCATTTAATGGATTTATAGGTTTAAAATCTTTTGGTAGAGGATTAATCGTTACTTTAGTATTAAATGAGCCATCTGGAGTATCTACAATTATTTTAAAATCTTTTGATTCTCTTATTGGATGTATGCCTTCGAATACAGCATATCCATGTACAGTACCAAGTGATGGAATCCTTGTATATTTTAAAATATTTTCACTATTTATATTGATAGGTATGTATAAATTATCATCACCTTCAAAATTAATCAATGAAATTCCATTATCATTATAATAGTCATGTATATCAAGTTTAGTAGCATTTGAAGATAGATGATTATCTAATAATTTAATTTTAGTAATAGATACATTGCTGGTCGAAAGATTTTCTATAGTTAAATAGCATATTAAAAGTTCATATTTTTCGTACCAATTAAAGCCAAAACAATAACTTTTTTCTATATCATAGGAGATTTTAAGTTTAACACTAGCTTTTCTATATACTTTGATAGAAATATAAAGGCTTGAAAAAGATACTATTAGTGCTAAAATGGCAATCCAATTTACTGCTAAGTAGTCCATATTTTGATAGTCCTTTCATTATATTTTAATAAGAAAATTATAACATAAAATTTTGAAAAAAAATAAAAAAATAAGATTGGTGAAATACATATGTCAAAGCCATATGAAAACATTGAAATTAAAAATGAATATGGATTTATTTGCAAAAAATTAGCAAGAGTAAAAGAAATGAAAAAGTTAGAAAAGGAAGTAATTTAAATTGAAATTTAAAAATTATGTAAACAAAAAGTGTCTTATAACTACGAATTATAAGACACTTCACAAAATAACTTTGTTGTCAAAGCTATAAAATCATATCTACTTTTTATTATAGCAGATAAGACAATAGAGTTCAATAAATACGCTAAAATGGAGCGATTAACGAGCTTGTAATAGGTATTAACATTATAACGATATAAAGTATCTATACAAATATATAACACTAGATACTAATATATAGATGCTAATAAAAGACTGAATGAGGTACTGCTATGAAAAGTTTTATAAGAGAGAAAAAGATATATTGTAATGATTATTTAGAGATAGATATAATACCAAGAACAGATATACAAACAAAAGGTAAGAGAGGCAAAAGAGAATACATATCTAAAGCAAAGCAAAAGAATTTGAATGATAAAAATGCTAAAAGGTATTTTACACAATCAGTTAATACAAATTTTAATAATAAAGACTTAGTTATACATTCTACATATGCACCAGAATATCTTCCAGAAACATTAGAAGAAGCTGAAAAAGAGGTTAGAAACTATATAAGAAGGATTGGTTATAAAAGAAAGAAAGAAGGGCTTGAACCAGTAAAATATATGCTTATAACAGAATTTGGAGAAAAGAAAGATGGAACTAAAAGAGTTCATCACCACATTATTATAAACGGTGGATTAGATAGGGATATAATAGAAAGCCTTTGGTCTAAAAAGCAAAAAGGTAGAAAAGAAGGTGAAAAGCTTGGATGGATAAATACACACAGGCTTCAACCTAATGAATATGGATTACAGAATCTATGTAATTATTTGATGAAAGACCCAAAAGGCAAAAAACGATGGAGTTCTTCTCGAAATTTAAAGAAACCTTTTCAAGTTTGTAATGATAGTCGATACAGTAAAAGAAAAGTAATGGATATAGTAAGAAATGATTTAGACAATAGAATATTTTGGGAAAAACAATATAAAGGTTACATATTTACAGAGTGTAAAGCTAGTTTTAATGAGATAACAGGAGTTAGCTTATATATAAAAATGCGAAGATTAAATTAAAATGAGGTGATTATATGTATTTAAGAGTATGCAAGTGTTGCAAGAAAGAATTTGAAACAAATTTGTATTCAAAGACATATTGTTCTTATGTTTGTAAAAACAAGTTTAAGAATGAGAGAAAAAAAGAAAAGAAAGAAGGTAATAAAAATGGATAAAGAAATAGATGCGATATGTGCCAAGGCTGGAGAGTATATTTGTAAAATATGTAAATTTAATAATACTTGTAGAGTTGAAAATAGAAATGGGTGTATGTGTGGTCACTTTAAAGAAAAAAGTAAGATAGAAAAATTACTAGAAAAGAGTAATTTTATAACTGCCATGGATTTTAGATTAAAAAATATAAGTATGAAAGAAGTTGAATCTTACTGTGAGGAAAATAATAAAAAAATAGGAATTTGTGGATGGGGAAAAGAAGAAATAATGATATTTACAGATAAGGAGAGAGTAAAAATTAATGACTAATAAAGAGAAAATAAATGTGGAGCTGATAAAGAATATGAAGTCATAACAACTACAAAAGGGGAGGACTTTATAATTTTTAAAGATAAATATTAAATAAAAATAAATAGAAGGTGATAAAAATGACTAATGAAGAATTTGAAAAGATAGAAGAAATATATTGTAGATGTAAAGCATTGAAGGAAATAAAAGTAGATTCAAAAGATATAAAAGATATTATTGAAAATAGCGATGGTTCAAATTTACGAATGATAAGTTTTGATTTTGGTTGGAGTGAAGATTTAGAATTTAAAATTAATAAAGAAGTAGGAAATTATATAAAAAAAGAAATTATAAATATGCTAGAGAATGTAATTCAAGATTGTAGTGAAAAAATAGAAGCTATTAAGATACCGAAAAAAAGGTTGAGAAAAGGATAATGTAATCTGTTTTAATAGATAATTAAGTAATAAATTATAATATAAAGTTCCGTGTAGATAATAGTATAAGAAAGGGAAAAAATATGGATGATAAAAAACTACAACAAAGATATCAAAATAAAGTGAACAATATTCAAGGTCAATATTTTGAAGGATATATAAAAGCAGCATGTATAAATTATAGAAATATTGGAAGGGCTGAGATAGATAAGACACCAGAACCTTTTAGAGTGCTTACCAAAGATAATAAAACAGGTAAGTTTACAGGGCGATTTACAAGAGAACATGCACAACCAGACTTTCAAGGGACTTTGCAAAATGGTAAATCTATATGTTTTGAAGCTAAGTATACAACTACAGATACATTAAAAAGAAGCATATTAACAGAAAATCAAATGAAGCTACTAGAAAGTCATCATAAATTAGGAGCATTGACAGGCATATGTGCAGGGATACAAGAAGAATTTTTCTTTATTCATTGGATATTATGGAGAGATATGAAAAAATACTTTAAAAAGCAATCCTTGACTGCTAAAGATATTAAAATATTTAAAATTAAGTTTAATGGTGCAGTTATGTTTTTAGATTTTATGTATAAGAAAGAAATAAAACAATTTATAGATACTATATTGAAAAAAGAAGTAGAATCTTTAAAAAGTGGGGGATTAATATGATTTTAGGTTTATATACTAAGAAAGAATTTGAAGAAAAGAGACGAGGTTATAGAGACGAAATATCTACATTAAATGGTCAAATATTTTTCAGAACAAAAGAGAAAGAAAATCTAAATAAAGAATTAGAAAATGTAAAAAGAGAATATAAGGAAGCAAAGGGATATATTAAAAGATTAGAAACTTCAAACAAAGTTTTAAATAAGAATTGCATAGATACTTATGAAAAAAATAATAAATTAGAAAGCTTAGTTGAAGAATTAGAAAATAAAAACGCTCAGTTATATACAGAAAGATTGGTCTTGAAAAAAGACATAGAGGAATTTCAAGAAAAAATAAAATTGATAGAATCTAAATTTAATAAAACAATAAATGACAAGATAAATAGATTGGAAGCTATAAAGAGAAGAACAAAGAAAAACAGAATAAAAAAGAAACTAGAGTATATAATTGGGATGCTAGAATTAAAGGGATTTTCAGATTAAGGAAGGTCAAGTATGACACTATCTAACATGTATAAAATTGTAGAACTAGCAAGGTTAATAATAAAAGCATATGAAGTTGATGATATAGAAGCTATAAGAATGTCGATAAAGTATTTAGAAGATAAAGAGATAAATGGAATGATAAATGATAAAGAATATGATAAGCTTCTAAGTTTAATTAAGAATGAAGAAAGGGAGCTAATAATATGGAAAAGAGAGTAATAAACCATTTCATAGATTGCATTAACAAGAACAGGACAAGAATGTTAATTGAAAAAGATGATAAATGTTATCTTATGGATGGATTTTGCATATTTGTGATTGATAAGAAAGAAATGATATTAAACCCTAAATTTTTTACTATTAATAATGATAAAGCAAAGATAATACTTAGCAGGATAAAAGAAGAAGGATACAAAGAAATGTTATTAAAATACTATATACCAGTCGGGGATATTACATACCATAAATATATATGTGAAGGGTTAGAAGTCTACTTGAATGGGGAATTTATAAAGCTCTTTGGAAAGTTTGATAAAGTAGAAGCTATAGATTCAGAATCTTTAGTACGTATATCAATAAAAAAACATATAATTGGATATTTAATGCCAATAAGATTACCAAAGAATTATTAAAAAGGAGAAATATAAACATGGAAACTAAAAAAGCTATAATCATATCTATTTTAAATTTTAAGGGAGGAGTAGGAAAAACAATAACAGCAGCTAATTTTGGAGATATGTTATCAAAATTAGGGTTTAAGATTTTATTTATAGATGCAGATAAACAAGGCAATTTATCTCAATACTTTTCAAAATTTAAAGAAGATAAAAAAGGATTAGATAAGATACTAACGACTAAAAATGTTGATATAAAAGAGTTTGTATGTAAGACAGAAAATAAAAATATAGATATTATAACAAGTAATATGAATCTTTATGAAGCTGAAAGAAAAATTTACAATATGGAAAGTGATAAATTTAATATATTAAAAATAGCTTTAGATAGTGTTAAGAATGAATATGATTATTGTATTATTGACAATGCACCTACAGTCGATTTAATTACTATAAATTCACTTATAGCATCTAATCAAGTAATAATACCTATCAGAGCTGACGATTTTTCATACAAAGCAATTAATGAATTGCTGGAGCAAGTAGAAAATGCTAAAGAAATAAACATGGAATTAGAATTTAAAGGTTGTTTACTTACGCATTATCAAAACAACGAAGTTAATAATCAATTTAAAGAAGTATTAAAAACTAAATGTAATGTGTTTGAAACAAATATAAGACTTAATAAAAACATTCAAGAGAGTACATTCTATAAAAAAACACTAAGAGAATATAATAGTCGTTGTGGAGCTTCACAAGATTATAAAAAATTTACTAAAGAGTATGTAAAAACGTGTACGAATCGTACACATTAAAGGAGGTAAATATATGTCTTTTAATATGTTAGAAGTACTAGCTAATAATAAAGCTCAAAATAGTGTTGAAGAAGATAACAAAGAAAATAATTTGAATATAAAATACATAAGTGTTTTTGACCTTGCAGAATCTAAAGAAAACTTTTATTCTACTGATGATATAGAAGAATTGAAACATTCAATAGAATTGTTTGGAATAAAGCAAAATTTAAATGTAAAAAAAATAAGTGATAATAAATATAAAGTTATATCTGGTCATAGAAGAAGATTAGCAACATTAGAGTTAGTCAATGAAGGTAAAAAAGAATACGAATTTTTACCATGTGCAATAGAAACTGATTTAGAGGAGTTAGAAGAAAAATTGTTATTGATAATGTCTAATTCAACTATTAGAGAAATAAGTGATTATGAGAAAATGTTACAAGCAATGGGAATCAAAGAAATATTTGAGAACTTTGATTTTAAGAAAAGAAAAAAACTAAAAGGTAGAACTAGAGAAATAATAGCTGATATGTTGGAAATATCGACAATGCAATTAGCAAGATATGAAAGTATATCAAAAAATTTGAACCCAGAATTTAAGGCTGAACTTAAAAAAGAAAATATAAATGTATCTACAGCTTTTGAGTTATCTAAACTGGAAGGAGCAGAGCAACAAAATTTATTTGCTGAATATAAAGAAAAAGAAGAATTGAGTCTTAAGGATGTCAAAGAAAAAGGCAAAAAAAATAATGAACAGGAAGAAGGACAACCAAAACAGGAAAATAGTTTAAAAGAAGAAAAGAAAAAATGTGAAGAAAAAGAAGAAAGTATTTTAATAGAAAAACAAGAAGAAGGAAAGATTTTTAAGACTGTATTTGAAATTATAAAAGATATGGATGTTAAAAAATTAGCTGAATATATATGTGGACGTTGTGAAGTATTTGGGGCTTTTTGTGGTAATGCTATTGAATGTAATGAAAAACGAGGAGTAGAAAAAACAAATATATGTTTAAGATGGCTAAAAACGGAAGCACAGGAGGGGAATAATGAATAGCTTGAAATATAATAAAAGTGGATACATTGATAATACAGCGTATAAGGCAATAAATAAAGCTGATGAAGAAAAGCAAAAGGCAAATATAGTTATTAAACTAATAAAAGATACTGCAAGAATTGCAGGGTTTGAAATTGTAAATAGAATAGAACTTGAAAATAAGAAGAGTGGTAGCATCTACAAATAGGGGGTTGGAAATGGATAAAAAGGAAATAAAAAAACTAACAAGGGAAATATTAAAAGAAATGAAAGACGAGAAAAAAAGAGAAAATTTACATAATACAAGATTGTTGCTAGAAAATTATAATATATTAAAATCTAATATTGAAGATGTGAAGGGAGATATAACACCAATATTAAATAAAATAGAAGAGCTTGAGATGGAAAAGGATAAAATATTTATAAAAAGTATGGTTAAAACAAAAATGAGAACTGCAAAGATGTTAGCTTATGTAGACGAAGCTAAAAAGATAATAGAAGAAGAACTCAAGAATAAAAAAGAATATTATAAGTTTAGAGCTTTTGAAATGTTTTATTTTGAAGAAAAAGATAATGAAAAGATATGCAAAGAATTAAATTGTGGGAAAAATTCTCCAAAGAGTTGGCGTGATGAGATAATAAATAAAATGAATGTATTGTTATGGGGGGTAGAAGCATTTGGTATATAAAAGGGAAAGTATAGGGAAAAGTGAGGGAAAACAAAGGGATAATAAAATGTTATAATGGTAGCATGGGAAGAATATGCATAGGTTAATAATATGTTTGAAAAAGGTTTAGATTTACTTCTAAACCTTTTTTTAATTATAAATATATTATTATATTTGACCAGAGGTAATAAGTATTGAATATAGGATAGTAAGGGGGTATCACTATGAATAAATATGATAAGTTTAAATGTAACAATTGTGGTAAGAAGATTACAGTAAGTAACAAGGAGTTAAAGACTAAGCTTATTGATAATACAACAGTCACATACTTTGTATGTCATAGATGTAATGAGAAGTTCATTGTATCTTGTGTGGATGATTATGTTAAGTATATTCAAGCAGAGTACAAGAGTCTTAAAGATAGTGAAGCTAAGCTATTGCAAGATATGAAAGAGTATAGTGATGGTCTAGGAGAGTTGTATATCAATGAGTTGTAAGCGCATGACACTAGATAGAATAAAAGAATTAATTTCTATTGATAGACTTGATATATTCTATAGAAGTACAGAATGGCGGAAATTAAGAAAAAAAGCTATTGAAAGAGATAATAACGAATGTCAAGTTTGTAAGGAAAAAAAGAAAGTATCTAAAGCTGAATGTGTACATCATATTAGAGAAGTAAAAGAGCATCCAAGTGAAGCTTTGAAGCTTGATAATTTAAAAAGCTTGTGCAACCTTTGTCACAACGAAATTCACGAAAAAATACTAAAAATTAATCAAGAAAAAAATAAAAAGTTTTTAAATGAAGAGAGATGGTAGATAGCCCCCCTATTGAAAAAACTGGCTTTCAAAGCGAAAATTTGTGAACCGAGGTAGGTACATGGCTGTTCAAAAAAGCTTTAAAATCGCATAAGGTGTGGAGGGTGGGGTATTGCAACTTAAATTTATAGTTGCAGGTGCAAAGAAAGCTACGAAAATGAGGTGGTGAAAGTGCATGAAAATGATAACTTAAGAAACAAGGAAAATGTACACAATGACTATGTTTTAGGTATGACTTATAAAGAAATGTCAGCCAAGTATGGAATATCTGAAAATACATTGAAATCTTGGAGGAAACGAGGGGGATGGATACGCAACTGCACCTCCAAAAAAGATGCTATGCAAGACAATGAAAAAGAGTTGGGAAATAATTTAGAAAATGAGATAAAAGAGGATTTACTAAAACAATTAGATGAAAATAAAAATACTGCTAAATACTTTATAGATTTAATAAATGACTATTTAGAAATTTGGAATATAAAAAATAATCTTATACAAGATATAAAAACAAGAGGTGTACAAATAAAGTATCAAAATGGTCAAAACCAATGGGGCTACAAGAAAAATGATAGTGTATCAGAACTTATTAAATACAATGCTCAAATGTTAAATTTACTTGATAAATTAGGTATAAAAGCAACACCAAAAATTTTGGGTGATGATGATATTGAATTATAAGTACAATAAATACATAGATGAATATCTCGACTTGGTTAATAAAGGCGAAATTGTTCTATGTAAAGAAATGAACCTTGCGGTTAAGAAAATAAAAAAAGATTTAAAAAAACCTAACATATATATCGACCATGAGAAAATAGAAAAAGCTATTGAATATATGGAAAAATATTTCTACAAAATGTATCATTGGGAAAAGTTTGTTGTTGCATTAGTTGTTGGTTGCTTTGAGGGCAAAGAGCTTTTATATGATGAATTTTTTATTATGATGGGACGTGGAAATGGTAAAAATGGCTTTATATCTCAATTAGCTAATTATTTACAAACACATCTGCATGGTGTGAAAAATTATGGAATTGATATTGTTGCAATGTCAGAAGAACAAGCGAAAACGAGTTTTGATGATGTCTACAATATGTTATCTGAGCACCCCGCTATATGCAAAAAGTTTTTTAATAGAACTAAAGAAATAATAACATTTAAAAAAACTAATAGCTATTTAAAGTTTCGTACAAATAACGCTAAATCAAAGGATGGGTTAAGACCTGGCTGCATTATATTTGATGAAGTTCATGCATACGAAAACTATGATAATATAAAAGTTTTTACAAGTGCTCTTGGAAAGGTGAAGAATCCACGTATTTTTTATATTACAACAGATGGGAATGTAAGAGGGGGAGTATTAGACGATTTTAAGGAAGAATCAAAACAGATTCTAAATGGAGAAATAAAAAATTCTAAAATGCTTCCTTTAATTTTCAAGCTTGATAATATAGAAGAAATGGAAGATGTTAATTTACTAGAAAAAGCAAATCCAAGCATAAAACATAATTCTGATTTAAGGACACAAATTTTAAAAGACATTGATAAGGCTAAAAATAGACCTCAAATGATGATAGAATTATTAACTAAAAGATTTAATTTGCCAGCGGAAGACTTGGCGACTGCTGTTGCTGAATGGGAAGACATAGTTGCAACAAATGAAGAGCTGCCGGATTTGAAAGGATTTTCGTGTATTGGAGGATTAGATTTTTCTAGTATAAGAGATTTTACAAGTGTTGTATTATTATTTAAAAAAGATAAAAAACGATATATCATACATCACACTTTTATATGTTATAAGTCTTTAGAAATAACAAATTTTAAGTTTGATATTGAACTAGCAAAACAAAAAGGACTTTGCACAATAATATATGATGAAACAATCAAAGCAGAGTATATCGCTGATTGGTTTGTTGAAAAAGCGGAAGATTATAATATATTAAAAATTTGTTGTGACTCATATAGAGCTGCACATGTAAAAGAAGAATTTACTAATCGAGGGTTGCCAATCGAAGAAGTTAGAAATGGGTCGATAACTCATGCAAAAATAGCCCCTCTTATAGAGCAAGTTTTTGCAGAGAGGACAATAAAATGGGGTGATGACGTGATGATGCGCTGGTATACTAACAATGTTTATGTAGATACAGACAAAAAAGGAAATAAAACTTATTTAAAGATAGAGCCAATCAAACGAAAAACCGATGGCTTTTTCGCGTTTTTACATGCTTTATCTAAAGATGAAGAACTGATGCAAGAATCAACAATTAAATTTTATGATTGTTATACGTATTAGCGATGAGGTGGTGAATTGAATTTTAAAAACTTTATAAATAATTTTTTATTTAAAGATAAAATGTCAGGAGCAGATGGAGAATATTTTAAAAAACTAGAAGCTACAATATTTTATAAAGAATTTGCGCTAAGGTCATGTATTTCTATTATTGCAAATGCTTTAGTTTTAAGTGAATTTCAGACATTTATAAATGCAAAGCCCGTTAAAGAAAAAAATTATTACTTGTTTAATATAGAGCCCAACAAAAATCAAAACGCTACAGAGTTTTGGCAAGAAGTAATTACAAGACTTGTGTATGACAACGAATGTCTAGTTATACAAGAAAACGAACAACTTTTCGTAGCTGAAAGTTTTAGTGTAGATAAGTATGTTTTTTATGAAGATATATACAAAGATGTTACGATTAGAAACTATAAATTAGATAGAAGTTTTAGAGAATCAGACGTTTTGTATTTTAAATTAAATGTTGAAAGTATAAAAACTGTAATAGATTATCTTTATAATGATTATAAAGATTTATTAAGTAGTGCAATGAAAGGTTATAAAAAAAATAATAGCGAAAAGGGTGTACTTGAAATAGACACAAATTACCCACAAACAAGAGAAGCGCAGGAACGACTTAACGATTTAATGAACAACAAATTTAAACGTTATTTTGAAAGTGATAATGCTGTTTTACCGCTTTCAAATGGATTAAAATATACAGAAAATACAAAAGCTTCAAGTATAAAAGATAGCAGGGATATAAGAGCGATTATAGATGATGTTATGGACTTTGTATGTGCTGCTTTCCATGTTCCTGCTGGACTTGTAAAAGGTAATGTTTCTGGAGTTGAAGGTATAACAGATAATTTTTTAAATTTTTCTGTCAATCCAATAGCTCGACTTATAACAGCTGAAATAACTAGAAAAATGTATGGTAGAGATAAATTTTTTGAAAAGAGTTATGTAAAAGTAGACACACAAAAAATCGCTAATATGGGACTTGAAAAAATATCAAAGGCAAGTGATTTATTATTCAGAATAGGTGTAAACTCTATAAATGACAATTTGGAAATGCTTGGTAGAGAAAAAATAAACGAGGATTGGGCTGATGAACATTATGTAACTAAAAATTATCAGTCGATTTTAAATCCGGATTTGAAAGGAGGGGCTAAAAATGGAAATGGAGAAAAGGGCAGTATCGCTGGAAATAAGGGACAGTAATTTAGAAAGTCGTAAGATAAGTGGTTATGCTGCTATTTTTAGTGATAATTATACTAAATTACAAGATAGGTGGGGCGATACCTTCTATGAAAAAATTTCAAGAGGTGCATTTTTAAAGACTTTAGCTGATAACGCTAAGGATAAATTTATGCTAATAAATCATGATTGGAATAAAATTGTAGGTAGAACTAACTCAAATTTAATTTTAGAAGAAGATGAACATGGACTAAGATTTGAAGTAGATGTACCAGCCACTACGGATGGAAATGACCTACTTGAAAATGTAAGGCTTGGACTAATTCGAGGATGTTCTTTTGGTTTTAATATTGTAAATTCTAAAACTCGTTGGGACGATGATTGGACATTTTACAGAGATATAACAGAAGTTGAACTATTTGAAATTACAGCAACTCCCATGCCTGCTTATAATGATACAGAAATAAACTGTAGAAGTGATATATCTATAAAGGAGCTTAGAGAATCACAAAAAGAAGAAACAAAACAAAATGATAATAAAGATAACATAGAAAAAAGAAATGTCGACCTAGTATCGGCTTTTTTTAATGCATTTAATCAAGGAGGAAAATAAAAATGGCAATTAAAAATTTAGATGAAGCAACTAATGTTGAACTAAGAACAAATTTAATGGAAGCTATAAAAGGTAATGACGAGGAAAAAATAACAACAGCATTTTTAAGAATGGCGGAAGATATACAAGAAAATCTACTAAAAGAAGCTCGCTCTATTGCTAACGTGGAATCGGTTGACAGGGCGATACTTGATAAAAGAGGTATGCCACAGCTAACAAGTGAGGAAAGAGCATATTATAGCCAAGTGATAGAAAAAAGAGGGTTTACTGATTTAGAAGTAACTATGCCGCGCACTATATTTGATAGGGTGTTTGATGACTTAGAACAAAACCACCCCCTACTTAGTGCAATAACTTTTGAAAACACGACAGGGGTTACAGAGTGGGTAATAAGAAAAACAGGAACGGAAGCGGCTTGGTGGGGACAATTAACTGACCCTATTAAAAAAGAGTTAGAAGGCGGATTTGCAAAAATTAATACTGTTGCTTATAAATTATCTTCTTATCTTCCAGTTGCAAAATCTATGCTTGATTTAGGTGCGGAATGGTTAGACAGATATGTAAGAGTAGTTTTAACTGAATCTATATCATTAGGGCTTGAAATGGGAATAGTGGCAGGAACAGGAAAAGACCAACCTATTGGTATGATGAAGGACTTAAAAGGCTCTGTTGTTGAAGGTGTTTATCCGGATAAAGTTGCAAAACCGTTAGCCGACTTTAAGCCAATTACATTAGGAACTGAAATCATGGCACCACTTACAAATGATGGCAAAAGAACTGTTACAAATGTTATAATGCTTGTAAATCCAGTTGATTATTGGGCTAAAATATTTGGAGCAACGACTATGCTAACTTCGAATGGCACTTATGTATATGGAGTTCTGCCAATACCAGGAAGTGTAATTCAGACCGTTGCTGTTCCTAAAAATAAATTAATAGTAGGGGTTGCGAAAGATTACTTTATGGGAATTGGGTCAGCTGGCAAAATAGAGTATTCAGATGAGTATAAGTTTTTGGAGGATGTAAGGGTCTATCTTGCTAAACAATACGCAACAGGAACACCAAAAGATAATTTTTCATTTTTAGTATTCGATATAGAAAACTTAGACACAACCTTAGCAACAGAAATTAATTCAAATACAAAAACCTCAGCTGCTAAAACTAAATAGGTGCAAGGATGAAAACTGAAGATATTAAAAATGTAGTTGAAGAAGTAAAAGAGTATCTTAATATTACTTGGATAGAAGAAGATACAAAAATAGAAAAAATGGTTATAAGAGGGATTGATTATTTTGAAAATGAAATAGCGGGAGTAGTGCTAGATTTTAAAGATAATTTTAATAGAGAGTTACTATTTAACTATTGCAGATATGTAAGAAATAATTCTATTGAATACTTTGAAGAAAACTTTAGCAAAGAGCTTCTTAGACTTCAAATTAAAAGCGCAGCTAATGAGGTAATATAAAAAATGAAAAAAATAAAATTTAATAATTTCAATGACGGTATTGTAGAGTTTGGAGAATGCAAAGAAAGTTATGATACAGAAGGTAATGCGCTAGATGAAAAAGAGTTTATTGTAAGTGGTAAGCTCTTTTTTGCTAATGAGTATATAAGAGAACAAGATAAGCTTAAATTTGATGATACAGGGTTAAAAGTATCTATTAAGTTAAAAGTACCTTACATGAGACTTATTAAAACAAGTGATGTTATAAAGTTGAATAATGAATTTTATAGCATAGTAAAGCTTGATATTAGCAATGACAAGACTAGTATATACTTATATTTATCTGAATTAGTTGACGTACTAGATAAGCATATTTCTATTTTCATCAAAGAGAGAAAAAGTGTTCTTGAAGATGTAACAATGAAATTTTATAAAAAAGTTTGGGCTAGTGTTGAAGATTTAAATAGTAAAGAATTAATAGAAAGTAACTCGATTAAAACTTCCACAAATAAAAAGTTTAAAATTAGATATATTAAAGAATTAGATTTAAATATAAAACAAAATGCTATAACTAATTTTGTCATTAAATACAAAGATAAATTTTATAATATAACTCAAATTTTAAATTTAGAAGAAGAAAATAAAATTCTTGAAATAACAGCAGAATCAAAGTAAAAAGTTAGGTGGTAGTATGCACTCAAAAATAGTTACTATACTCGAAAAATTAAATATAGGTATTGGGTTTCAAGAATATGATAATTTTTCGAATGATGAAGAATATATAATATTTTTTATAGAAAATGAATACGATGCAAATTTCTCTGACAATGAAAACAAGAGTATTGTATATTCAATAAAAATTGAATATTGGTATAAGAGCTTAAAAAATATCAACAAGTATATTAACATAAAAGATATATTTAAGAAAGAAAATTTTATCTTTTTAAATTCTAGTGATTTTATAGAAAACGAATATTACTGCAAAGAATTAAAATTTAAATATGAGGAGGTTGTTTAAATAAGTGTAGAGATAACAACAGAAGGTTTTGACGCTATCTTATCTAAAATAGAAAACATGGGTAAATCGGGCGATAAACTGTTGGATGAAGCTGTAAAAGCTGGTGGAAATGTAGTCTTGCAGGATGCAATACCAAGAGTCATGAAAAGAACTGGTAAGTTAAAAGATGGTTTAAAAGTAAGTAAAGTTAAGAAAAAAGGTAGTACTAAATATGTTTCGGTTGGTATTACTAAAGAAGATAATTCGGAAATTTTTTATGGAAAGTTTTTAGAACTTGGAGCATCTGCGCATCAGATACCAATTAAAAAAGGAAAGAAAAAAGGTAGGGTAGTAAATCATCCAGGGATTAGCCCTAAACCATTTCTAGCACCCGCATACGAGTCAAAAAAAGATGAAGCTAAAAATGTAATGAAAGAAATATTGAAAAGAGGGCTAGGGTTGTAATGATTAATATAAATAATTTAGTAATAGAAACATTAAAATCTTTGAAAATTCCTATTTCATTTCAAAAGTTTGATGGAGAAGAAAAAACATATATAACTTTTTTTAGTTATTTAGAACAAAATCGCTACGCAGATGATGAAGTAGTAGGAACAGAGCATTATATTCAAATAGATTTGTTTAGTAAGAATAAAATGAGTTATATAAATAAAGAAATTGAAAGATTACTTAAAGAAAATAATTTTATAAAAAGAAGTATACACGAAATAAAAGAATCTGATTACAGCTACCATACTGTTTTTAGATTCTTATTTTTTACAAAAAACGAGGAGGATTAAGAAATGGCTATAATAGGATTAAGAAACTATAGACTTGTTAAGTTACTTGAAGATACTGAAAACGAACTTGAATATGATACTAAAATAACTCGATTAACAGGTGCTAAAAGTATAAAAATAGCGCCAAAAGTTGACAGTGCAGAAAATTATGGCGACGACCAATTACTAGAAACAGCTTCGGCGATGGGAGGTATAGAAGTAGAATTCGAAGTTGCTAGTTTAACACTAGAGGAAAAAGCGTTCATTTTAGGTTATAAATATAAAGACGGTGTATTAATTGAAGATAAAGATTTTAATCCACCTAATCTTGCGCTAGGATTTGAATCTCCTAAATCACAAGGCGGAAATAGAATGGTTTGGTTAACTAAAGGAGTGTGTGAACCGCTCGAAGAAGAAGCAAAAACAAAAGAAGATAAAGTTGAATTTCAAGCCCAAAAAATTAAACTTAAATTCATGCCACGTATAAATGATGGTAGACATAAGATAACAGCTGATACAGACGTGACAAGCGCACCAACAGCAGATGAATTTTTCTCGATAGACTTTTTAAAAACAGCAGCAAAACCAGCAGCACCAGCAAAAGCAAATTTAAATAAATAATAAGGAGAAATTAAAAATGGAAATAAAGTTAACTATAAATGAAGAAGAAAAAATATTTAAAGCACCACCTATACCTCTTAGAAAACTAGATAAAGTTTTCGCGCTAACTGATAAAATTGAAAATGGTCTTAACTCGACAGAATTATTCCGCGAATTACTTGACTTTACGGTCGATGTATACGGGGAACAATTTTCAAAAGATGAATTACTGGATGGGTTTTATCCAGCTGGAAATTTTATAAATAAAGCACTTGAAGATTTATCAAAAACGACTGGAGGTTTCGAGGAAAAGGTAAAAAACTAAGCACTGGAGAAGATACAGAAAGTAATTCTAATAAAGAAAATAAGTATCTATCTCCACGAGATTTTATAAAAGATTTATATAGTATGTTTTTATTTGAAAAAAATTGGAGCATGGTCGATATAGACAACATGGATATATTTTATTATTTAGATATACTTGCATATATGAAAGAGAATAAAAAGGATAAGAATAATCCAAACGAAAATGATGTTTATATTGACCAATTAAGCTGGTTATAGAAAGAAGGTGTGCTATGTGTAAATATTGTGAAATTAAAGAATATGAAAATACTACTATCGCTAATGAAACAAAAAGAGGAGAGTTAATCGCTGATGATGATGTGACTATATATATAGCAAAAGATGGAGCTGAATATTTTTTATATGCAGATTGTTATTGTGGTTATGATGCTGAAAGTTTTGAATCTATTGTATATTGTCCGTTTTGTGGGAGAAAATTAGCTTAATATAAAAATAGCTGAAAGGACGAAAATTATGTGTGAATATTGCGAAGTTAAAATTAATACAGAGCCTTTTAATAGGCATGATGTAATTATAAGAGGTGAATTATTAACTAATGATTCTGATATAGATATGTATATAGAACTTAAAAATGAAAAGTATTTTTTGACAGGAGAGAGTTATGATTATCCAGGGATTAGTGGTAAAAAACCTATTAAATTTTGCCCTTATTGTGGCAGAATATTAACTTAATATTAGTTTCGAAATAAACCAAGATGAAAAAAATCTTGGTTTATTTTTTTGTAAGTGAGGTGAGAAAATGGCGGAAGATGTAGGCGAATTAGTTGTTCGAGTCGCTATGGAAAATAGTTCATTTCAACAAGGAATTAATAATTTGAATAGACAAATGAAGTTAATGAGAAGTGAGTTTAAAAATTCCGGCGCAGGTGTAAAAGACTATGGAACTTCTTTAGATGGTTTAAAATCTAAACAACAAATGTTATCTAGTACTATACAACAACAATCTAAAGTCGTTGAAGCATATAAAAATAAACTAAATGAAAGTAAAACAACTTTAAGCAACACAGCACAAAAACAAGTGGAACTTAAAGAAAAAGTTAATCAAGCGAAAAGTGCTTATGAACAGAGTAAAGCGACATTAGGAGAAAATGCAGAAGAAACAAAAAGATTAAAATCTGAACTTGATGGTCTAGAGCAGGAATATGCTAAGAACGAAGAAAAAATACGTTCCAATTCGGCGGCGGTTGATAACTGGTCTATTAGAGTTAATAATGCAGAGTCGAGACTTTCTGAAATGCGTTCTGAACTAGACGACACAACAGAAAGAATAAATCAGCAAGAAAATAAATGGAATCAACTATCTGCTAAAATGACTGAAATAGGCAACAAATTTAATTCGGTTGGGAAACAAATGCAAGAAGTCGGCAAAAAAATGACTATGGGGATTACTGCGCCCATTGCAGCTATCGGTTTAGCAGCTAGTAAACTTGGAATGGATTTTGAAGCATCTATGTCAAATGTACAAGGACTAAGTGGTGCAACAGCTGATGAAATGGTTCAACTTGAAAAGGCAGCTAGAGATGCGGGGTCGGCTACATCAAAAACAGCTAAAGACGCAGCTGATGCACTTGGGTATATGGCTTTGGCTGGATGGGATGCAAAAACCTCTATGGAAGCTTTGATGCCTGTTTTAAGACTCTCGGAAGCCGGAAATTTAGACCTTGCAAGAACTTCGGATTTAGTAACTGACTCTATGTCATCGCTTGGACTTAGTGTAAAAGAATTGCCAACATACTTAGACCAGGTTGCCAAAACTGCTGCAAGTTCAAACACTAATATTGACGCACTCATGGAAGCTATGATAGTAAGTGGTGGTACTTTTAAAAACTTAAATGTACCTCTTTCAGAAGCAAATGGTTTGCTTGGAATACTCGCAAATAGAGGACTAAAAGGCAGCGAAGCAGGAAACTCTTTAAATTCAATTATGATAAATCTAACAAGTGGAGCAGGTCAAGCTGGTGTAGCGATGAAGAGGTTAGGGCTAAGTGCTTTTGACTCTAACGGAAAATTTAAAGGAATGGCTAATGTTTTATTGGAACTTAAAGAAAAAACAAAAGACATGACAGAAGAACAACGAACAATGTATTTATCTATGATAGGTGGAAAAACACAAATATCTACTTTGCAAGCTTTACTATCCGGAGTCGGAGAAGAATATTCGGAACTCGAAAAAAAGATTGACAATAGTACAGGTGCATTAGATAAAATGGCTAAGACTATGCAAAACAATAATAAGGGTTCTATAACTGCTTTAATGTCAGCTATTGAAGAGCTAGGACTTAAAATATATGATGCCTTAAAACCTAGCATAGCACAAGCGGTCAGCTGGTTTCAAAATCTTACAAATAAATTAAATGAAATGAAGCCTAGCACGGTAGAAACTATAGTTAAAATAGCAGGATTAGCAGCTGCACTCGGACCAGTTCTTTTAATCGGAGGAAAAATAATTAGTATGATTGGTGGGGTTATAGGAGCTTTCGGAACTTTTTCAGCAGCAATGGCAGTCGTAACGACAGGAGCAGCCGCAGCAACTCCAGCTGTTAGTGCTTTAGCTGCGATTTTAGGTGCATTATCAAGCCCCGTGGCTATAGCTGTAGCTGGAATTGCTGCGCTAGGTATTTCAGTTGCAACAGTTGCTAAAGACATGTCAAAAGATGCTATAGAGCCAATTAACCGATTTGGCAAAAGTATATCAGATAATACAAAAGAAGCCGTAGGAGCTTTTATGGATTTAGAGGAAAAAACAACAGTATCTTTAAACCAGCTGATGTGGAGTGGCGAAACTGTTTCAGAGAAAATGAAACAAACAATAGTATCTAACTTTACAGAAATGTCAAATCAAATTGTAGCTAAACTACAAGAAAGCAAAGAGCAAGGTATTCAGTCTTTGCAAGAAATGTTTGCAACTTCTAAAAATTTAAGTGACAAAGAAAAAGAAGAGTTAATAAAAAATACAGAAGAAGCATATTCAAGCAAAGAAGAAAAGATAAAAAAGAGCAATGAAAAAGTAAATCAAATAATGACTAAAGCTAGTCAAGAACACAGAGCATTAACAAAAGAAGAATCAACAGAGATAAATCAAATAAAAACAGATATGTTAAATACTGCTGTTGACACAATGAGTAAAAGTGAAGCAGAGCAAGCAGCGATAATGGAAAGAATGAAAGCAAATCATGTTGATTTATCAGCTAAAGAAGCGGCGGAAGTAGTTAAAAACTCAATAAAGAAAAAAGATGAAAGTATAAAAGCAGCTAACGAAGAATATAACGAGAGATTAAAAATAGCTGCACAGCTTAGAACAGAAGGTGGAGCAGAAAACGAAAAACTCGCAGATAAAGTCGTAGAAGAAGCAACAAGACAAAAAGAAGAATCAATAAACAAAGCTAAAGAGATGCATCAAGGAGTTGTTGCGGAAGCTCAGAAACAAGCAGAAGGGCAAGCTAATAAAGTTGATTGGACGACAGGAGAAATTAAGTCGAAGTGGCAAGTATTAAACGACACAGTAAAAGGCAAGATGCAGGAATGGGATAGCATAGCTGGAGAATGGGTTGAAAGCTTGAAGGAGAAAATTTCTGTTGGATGGACTAATCTAAAAGAAAATACAGCCCTTTTGTGGGATAATATAAAACTTACTGTAACAACTAAATGGACAGAGATAAAAGAAAATATCAGTTTAAAAATAGAAGAAATAAAACAAGGTATAAGTGAGAAATGGGAGTCTATAAAATTATTTTTTCAAACGACTTGGGAAAGTATAAAACTTATTTTTAGTAATGCCTGGGATGCTATAAAACAACAATTAGAAGAGAAATTCGCACCTTTTATCGAAAAATTAAAACTTATTTTTGATGGTATAAAAGAGCTTTTTAACAATGTTTGGGAAGTTATAAAAAATGTAGTGCTTGGAGCTGTTTTATTAATCCTAGACATTGTAACGGGAAATTTTGAAAAGTTAAAAACTGATGCTTTACAGATTTGGGAAAATATAAAACAAGGACTTTCGGATACTTGGGAATCTATAAAAGAAGTGTTTACAAATGCTTTAAGTGCATTAGGCGAAGTGCTTACCACCGCATGGGAAAGTATCAAAAGTACTGCGACAACCATGTGGGAGTCTATAACGCAAACTTTAAGTAGTATATGGGAAAATATAAAGTCAACTTGTTCAACTATTTGGGAAGAGCTGAAAACAATTTGTTCAACCACTTGGGAAAATATAAAATCAACCCTTACAAATGCATGGGAAAGTATGAAAACAGCTGTAACAACCAAGCTAGGAGAAATTAAAAATAATATTGTAACGACTTGGAATAATGTCATTACATTTTTTAAAACACTTCCAGCTAAGTTAAAACAAGCAGCTATTGATATGTTTACAAAACTAAAAGAAGGAATAGACTCGAAAAAACAAGATGCTGTTAACGCATCCCAAAAAGTTGGAACTGATGTTGTAAATAAAATAAAAGAATTTCCAAGCAAGTTATTAACAGCTGGGCAAGATTTAGTAAACGGTCTAGTAAAAGGGATGTCAAGCTTTGCTTATAAGGTAGTTGATGAAGCCAAAAAACTTGGAGAAAAAGCAGCTAATGCGGTTAGAAATGCACTTGGAATACATTCGCCTTCTCGTGTCATGGCTGAAATTGGTAAATTTGTTGATGAAGGTTTAGCGCAAGGTATTGCTAATAATAGCGATTCAGTAAAAAAAGCAACTGAAAAGATAACAAAGATTATAGAAGAAGAAACAAAAAAAGCTACAAAAGCATGTGAAGCAGATATAAAACTATTTAATAAACAAATAGATGAATTATCTAAACAAGAAAAAGCAGCACTTAAAAAAGTTAAAGGTAGTGCTAAAGATGCATTACAAGAAGAATATGCAGCTAAAAAAGAAAAAATAAAAGAAGCTATAGAACTAAGAAAAGAACAAAAAGAAAAAGAAGTTGAACAACTAAAAGAGATAGCAAATTCAGCTAAAGAGCAGCTAAATAAAGAATTACAAGATAGACAAGAATTTGTAAAAAAAGTTGATGATTTAACAAAAGCAATAGTTGATGCACTAAAAGAAAAATATAAACAAGAATATGAAGCTCAACAGGCGAGTATAAAAAAAGAGTTAGACGCACTGGATAGATGGAAAGAAGAAAGTATAGATAGAATTAATAGTGTCTATGATGCAAAAATTAAAGCTATTGACAACGAGTTAGAAGCTTTTGAAAAAGCTGAGAAGGAAAAAGATAGACAAGAAAAAGACAGAGAAGAACTAAGTAAAATAGAAGAAATAAAAACAGCCATAAAGTTTGAACATGATGACACTAACAAAGAGCAATTACAAAAAGAACTAGAGAAGGTTTTAGCTGAAAGAAAGAAAAGAATAGAGCAACAAGAAATAGAAGATAAAAAAGAAGCTTTAAAAAAGAGAAAAGAAGAGTTAGAAGAAAAGAAAAAAGATGAAATAGAAAATATAAATCAAATTTACGAAAGCGAAAAGGAATATTATAATAAAAGACTTGAAGACGCTAAAAAATTCTATGATGAAAGAATAAAAGAGTCAAAGCTTCAAGCAGAAGCAGAAAAGTTGATAATGGATAAAAATCAAAAAGAAATAGTTGCTTTATTGAATAGTTATTCAGATGCATATAAAAACGCAGGTCAAACACTAGGTGAAAAATTACTTGAAGGATTTAAACCTGCTATAGCTGAAATTAAAAATCTAATTGATAGTATTACAAGAGAAATAAACAACGCTAGAAATGAAGCTTTAAGTTTAAATAGTGATATTAAAAAAGGAAATTCAGCAGCTAATTCAAATTCGGGAAGAAGAGAAGCAACTTATAATAATAATTCAAGAACATCAAATTACAATGTAAATGTTAATAGCACAGACTCAAATACCGCAAGAGAAATTGAAAGAACAATAAGAAGTCTAGCATTTAGTTTATAAAAAAAGGAGTGTGAAACTTGCAAAAATTAATATGTAGAAATTCGAAAGGGCAAGAGGTTGCATTAGGAAACTCACGCCCTTTTTTGTTAGAAAAAATAGAGAATGGAGCAAATACAAGTGCTAATATTTCAACTTCAAATAATTTAGGTGATGGTGTAAGCATAGATGATATAAGCATAAAAGAGAGATTACTTCCAATTTCAGCAGCTATTTATGCAAAGAGCAGAGAAGATTTAGACTTAAAACGTGCATATTTAACGTCTTTGTTTAATCCTAAACTTGGAGAAATGGAGTTTATATATAAAAATAATGCATTAACTAGACGTGTTAAAGGAGTTGTGCAAGATATAACTTTTCAGACACCGATTGGATTAATGCAAAAGTTTCTTATACAGCTCTTAACTCCAAGTCCGTTTTGGATGGATGAGTTTATTTTAAAAGAAGAGGTTGCCTTGTGGGTTGGTGACTTCGAATTTGCTTTAGAAATAAGTGGCGAAGGAATAGAAATGGGACACAGGGTAAGTAATTTAATTTGTAATGTAGTGAATAGCGGCGACATTGAATGTGGAATGAAAATACAATTTAAAGCACTTGCAACAGTTGATAATCCTAGCTTATTTAATGTAAATACAAGAGAATATATTAAAATAAATAGAACACTCGAAGCTGGAGACTTGTTAGAAATAACAACAGAATTTGCAAATAAAAGAATCGAGTTAGTAAAATCAAACTATGAAAGAATAAATGTATTTAATTGGATTGACTTAGATAGCGAATTTCTACAACTTAGCGTGGGAGATAATCTGTTTCGTTATGATGCTGATGTTGGAATTGATAATTTAGAAATGTCTATATATTATAATCCATTGTATTTGGGGGTGTAATATGCAGCAGAGCATAAGAATACTAGATAAAAATATAAATTTAATCGCTGAAATAGATAATTACGAAGAATTACAGATTATTAAAAGATTTCACAAGGTAGGAGAGTTTAGTTTAAAAATAAATGCTAATAAAAATCATGTGGATAAATTAGTTAAAAACAATATAATTCTACTTGGTAAAAATTATAATAAAGTTTGTTTGATACTTCATCGAGAATTTATGTATACAGAGACAGGAGAAAAAAGCGATATTTTATCTGTCAAAGGTGTAGATTTAAAAGGGCTATTAAATAGAAGGCTCATTGTACCAAAAACTGGGGAAGCTTTCGAAGCTCACGAGGGGACACAAGAAGAGATTATAAAAGCTTTTGTTAATAATAATTGCGTAGCCCCTTCAAGCTCAAAACGTGTAATTGATAATCTTATCATTTCAGAGAATAAAAATCTTGGAAGTGCTGATATGTGGCGAAGCTCTTATGAAAATTTAAGCGATAAAATCCAAGAAATATCAGAATTTTGCGGACTTGGTTGGGAGATAACATTAGATGCTAAACAAAAGAAATTTATTTTTGATGTTATCAATGGCAAAGATTTGACTATTAATCAGAGAATAAATCCACCGATTATTTTTAGAAGTGATTTTGACAACATAAGAGCTAGACACTTTACAGAGAGTATAATTAATTCCAAAAATGTTGTTTATGCAGGTGGCAGAGAAGATGCAACAAAATTAGTAATTTCAACAGGAGAGGTAGAAGGCTTTGAAAGAAATGAAGTCTTTGCAGATGTAAGCGAAAATACTATAAGTATACTACAAAAAGAAGGCGAGATTAAATTAAAAGAATATGAAGAGTTAAAAAGTTTTGAATTAGAAGTAGACCCTAAAAACACTTTTATATATGAAAAAGATTATAATCTAGGGGACATCGTTACAATACAAGATAGAAAATTGAAAGTAACAATGGATACTAGAATTGTAGAAGTGCAAGAAAGCTATAGTAAAAGTGGTATGAAATTAAAAATTACGTTTGGGAGCAGTATACCAACCTTACTTTCGAAGATAAAAAGGATGGTGAGATAATGGAAAAAAGTTTTGTATTTAATAGTATAAATGGCGATAGGAGATATAAAGCTGAGGACTTTAGAGAATACTTTGCAAGCTTCATAGGAAATGGGGTATTTCCTAACCCAAGCAGCAATTTGCAAGTCATGGACAATAACAATATGACTATAACAGTAAAAAAAGGTAAAGGCTGGATTAATGGAGCTATCTATATAAACACAGATGATTTAGTGATTAATATAGATGCGGCAGACGGAATTTTAAACAGAATAGACAGAGTAGTTTTAAGATTTGATACTTTAAATAGAAATATCAAATTAGCTATTAAAAAAGGTACTTTTAATAGTTCGCCTGTTGCAGTAGAATTACAACGTGACGCGGACGCACACGAGCTTGGCTTAGCTGATATTTACATTAAAGCTGGTGCTATAAGTATTACACAGAGTTCTATAACAGATTTAAGACTTAATAAAAATTTGTGTGGAATTGTAAAAGGTACAATAGAAGAAATAGACACAACAACATTACTTGCACAGCTAAATGCTTGGAAAGATGAAGAAATAAATAATTTTAATGTTTGGCGAGAAAATCAAGAGAATAAACAAGACGAATGGTATAACACTACAACAACAAATTTTACAACAGATTTTAATATTTGGTTTGAAAGTATAAAAGATATTTTAGATGGGGATGCAGCTGGAAATTTACTAAACGAGATAAACAAAGTAAAAGAAGATTTAGCAAGCATTGAAATAACAGCACAGAGAGCTACTGTAGAAGATAAAGAAAATTTATTCGAAGCTGACGAGCAAGGAAACAAAAATGTTGAAATAGCATTAAACCAATTAGCAAAACATTATAACTCTTTAGCAGAGCAGCAAGGTGATTTGGAGATAGAAGTAAATGGACAAAGAAGCAAAGGGATTACTATAGTAAATAACTTAATAGATATGATTTAAGGAGCGTGAAAGATGGCAACTAAATTAGAAGAAAATGCAAAACTAAGAGAAATGATAGATACATTAGAAACTACAAAAAATGATTTGCAGATAGGTAAAAATAACATAGCTAGTGTCTTAGGTTCACCCTTTACAGGAAATGACAAGTTAGAGACAACTAAGAATACACTAAGTTCAATTAGAAGTACTTTCGTTTCAAATTTAAACAAAAAGGGAGTATCAACTATGGGGAGCGCACCTTTTAAAACTTTAGCTGAAAATGTCGGCAAAATAGAGCAGGGAAATATGGATATTCCTATTTGGTTTAAACCTAAAAATTACTCGATTGTAGGAACTTCTATTTCTGCTCTTACAAATGAATCAAATTGTGTGGCTATAGATACAGATATATTTTTTCTTTGTTACGACAAAAGTATTTATTTCAGAAAATACAATACATTAACAAACGCCTACTCTTATGTAGCAACACCAAGTACACGTAGACTTCCTTTACTTACTTATTATAATGGATATATATATTGTATGGGTGGTTATAGTGATACAACAGCCACTTCAAACTGTCAAAAATACAATGTATTAACAAATAGTTGGACATATATTTCTAATATGATTACGGCTAGAGGTGCTACTTGCGGAAATACTTACGCTTATTCGGATGAAATACATGTTCTCTATGGAAGTGCTAAAACGACTGATACTATGGCTAGTGCAATTGATGAGTATTACAAAGCTAATACAAATACATGGTCAACGAAAGCGACATTACAAGCTTCTAGGAAGAGAAGGATGGAATGTGCAAAAGACTATTATGATTTATATATTGCAGGTCTATCAGACCCGAATAGTATATATAATATGATTATTGTTGATTATAGCCCAAGTAGTGGAACTATGAGTAGAATAGCAGGTCATTGTAATAGCTTTATGGTAGGAATTAAAAATATGATGTATATAGCTGACCGCGATTATCATGGTTCGGGTACATACGCTACACATGGCTATAATAAAAATGGAGAAGTTTTTAAACATGAATATTCAAAATCAGATGTACCAACAAGTGACGTTTTCTTTGGCGTTTCTATAAATGATAAGTATATATATTATTATAGCGGGCAACAAGTTAAATGCTATATACCCGAATTTTAGGAAGGAGAAAATAAAAATGATAAAAATATGGGATAAAAAAGAAAAAATAAATGGAGTTGAAGCGGAAGAAATTTTAAAAGATAACTATGATTTTCAAACAAGCGAAGTATTTTTAGTATTAGATGATTATGGAAGAGTTACAAATATAGAGTCAGCTAATACAATTAAATCTATATATAAACTAGATAAGAATTTGACAGCTTTAGAAACAGCAGAAAAATATTTAGAAATGCATAAGAAACAAGAAGAAGAAATAAAAGCACATGAAGAACAAGAAAAAAATTCTAAAAGTGCGACTATAGCTACACATGAAGAAGTAAAAGCATTAAGAGAAGAAACAGCAATGTTGACTTTTGCGATGATTGAAAAGGAGTTGATATAAAATGTGGTACAAAATAATAAAAAAATATTATGATGATAATTTATGGTCTAAGGAGCAAGTTAAAACAGCAGTAATAAAAAATAAGATAACAGAAAATGAATATAAAAATATTGTTGGAGAGGATTATATTGTATAG